GTTATTATCAATTTTCATCGTTCTTCTCCTTTTCTAAATCGCAATGCTTCATCATATAGCTAGCTATCTGTCTAGCCCCGTGATAGCCACCTCTAACTAAGGCGGGAATTACTTCGTGTAGGGCATAGACCTTATCGCTCTTTTGAGTGACAACAAGTTCTTTGTTACTCGATCCACGCTCAATCCGAGCGATACGCCAAGCCCCGCCCCCCCCTACCTGGTAGACAAACGTGCCATATCGATGATCACTACTATCATCAATGTAACGAATAACTGAGACGTCAGAATACTTAACAACGTCTATGTCTGTCCGGATGAGCCACACCGTTCGCAAGTGCTCAATATCCGTAGCTTCAGCACCAAGGTCATGAATTATCATCGCTCGTCTTCTTTCATCCACCAAAATACATTAGCCAATCGTCCCTATGCTCTTCGATGCTTTTTAAGGCTACCCCTCTATCGTCGAAGCATATTACCTTATCACGCACGACGTCTTTACTGAAATAGGCGTCATCAACTCTAAGCTTATTGTCGTTCATCGTGAGGCAGACTGTGTAAAACCGTTTGCGGCCGTCGACGGCAACATCTGATGAATTGATAAACATCGCCCCACTTTCAATCAGCCTCTGGCGGGCTTTCAGCCACTTGACCATCGATAGAGCTTCTTCTTTTGTTCTAAAGCAGTTACCAATAGAGAGCCTGCCATCGTCATTGTCGTCATTCGGGTAAAACGTGGCAGTACCAATATCTCCGTCGCTGAAGGTGAAGCAATAATCATCACCCCGCTCTGGTCTCCATCTCTTATTGTTAACAACCTCTAAGAGGTCTGTTGGTATTTCAGCCGTCACCTTGTCATTTACCCTCAGCATATATATGCCGTCCTCGTCATAGGTGAACTCAGCCCCCTTGTCAAACGGCTCCCAATCTTCTTTCAATCTATATACAGTTATATTATCGCTCTTCATCATCCTCTCCTTTCTCGCTCGGCGCAGTCTCGTCGACATATCGCCATAAGTCTTTATACATATCTCTAGTGGCAATTACACAACTTTCTAGCTTCCCGGCGATATCAGTGACGGCACTCTCGCTTAAGCCACCGTTGTGCAACACGCCCATAAGCGCAAAGATAACCTCCATACATAAGTCGAAGTTCTGCTTCGACTCCAGAAGCTTTTCGTGTGTCAGCTTACTCATTATTATCTCCTTAAGTTAAATTACTTTTTCTCATACTCGTCTCGCATAAAGTTTTCAAACTCTAATACTTCTATCAAATCATCCGTGTCGTCGTGAGGTCGGGTGTCGTCAAATATATTGTGACGACGCTCGATCTCACTCTTAGTCTGTCTAGCTTTGCCGTCATATCGCTTCAAAGTAAATCTTGAACCTAGATAATCGGCTACCCGTGACAGCTTGCTTAGCCTGAGCTTTCTGAATAGCCGGGCTAGCTTTCTTAGTACTTTTACTCGTAAGCCCTCCTCTTTAGAAAAACCGCTACACATACATTATCCTATGAGTAATGCTCCAAAAGCATGTATTGACAGCTGTAAGAATAATAGAAGTACTATTCCTAAGCCGATCGCAATGCTTTTATTGTTATGGTCGTCGATAATCTCTCGCTCAATTATCACTCGACCGTTGCGCCAGTGATACTTACGCTGGCTTGCTTCGTTCATGTTGTCCTCCTTTCTTTGACATTATTATTGTCTCATAGTGCTTTGAATATGTCAAGCGGTATGACTAATCTACAACACCTTGAAAATATCGGATAAGACGTCTAGCTCCAGGCTTGCCGTCAGCATATGACATTGCAATATCGTTAGCCTCCTCGTCAGATCTGGCTACTACTACCGCATACCCATAGCTGTCAGTCAGCGTACTGCTCAGCAAAGACAGCTCTCTTAGGCGTTTAGTTGCCCAACGTCCATCAGCCTTACGATAATGAGACTTCATATTGACCGTTACGACGATCAGCCCTTTGTAGCCTAAGTTGCTCCACGGATAGAGAGTAAACTTTTCACTCCGCTTGCAAGCTACGCACAGCCCGCCGCATGCTATAGACTTTAGCCGTATGTTATCCATCGTCTCGCTCTTGCACTTCCTTAAACTCACAGTAAGCCTGCCAATACAGATCGCTCTGTTTTTCGTCGGTGATGTAGTCTAGTAAGGCTTGAGCAAGAATACTGTACAGATTATTACTAACATACTCACTTGGCTCGTAAGCCCCGTCTGTAGTGTCAACTTCTTCGATAATCTTATCCAGATATATATCAGCCAGGTCACCAGCTGAGTATCCAGCCGCAGTATGCGCATCAGACAAATCATCCACGCTAACACCCTTGCCGTAGGCTGTGTCTATGACGTCATATGCTATGTCATGTGCATGCTCGCTAATGTACTCTTTGACGATCCGACGCCAATTTATTAGCAAAGTCCAGAGTGGTCGTTTATTTTTATCCTTGATGCTACCACGCTTACTAATCCGACCGCCTTTAGCACCTGCGCTTCTAGCCACTTCACGGTTAGCGTAAAAACCTCTCGTACGACCGTTCTGGCCGCCAACTTTACCGATCCGACGATAGTAATCGTCGCCGTACCGTTTTCTCATTGTATTAGATGCTCTCTTGGCACCCGCCTTAGTTCCCGCCATTAGAATATCTCCTTAGATCGATCCAGCGTTTCTTCAATCTTTTTACCTGCTCGTCGCTTTCTGCAAACTGTATCGCTAGTCCGATCTGATGCTCTTGTTCCATCAGGGCTATCCTTCTTATCATCCTCCACTCCGTCAGATAATCGGGCACCCAGATCGGGTAACTCAGGCAATTCGGGCAACTCAGGCAATTCGGGCAACTCGATACTCGCTCCGCTCGTTTCTTCTTCGGGATAATATTGTCTGATCCCGTCATCAGCTCCAATCGCCTTAATATCGTCATCGTCTAGCAAGCCCTCCTCTTTAGTCTTATTCTTAGCAACATCGTTTAACTGTTCCAAAATGTTATCAATCTGGTTCAACGCTCGGTCTCGCACTTGGGCTAATGTCTCAATATCATCAGTGATATCTTCACGCTTCACAGTGATGATGTGCAACACCAGCTCGTCGATTACCACTCTCGGGTCAAACAAGACAAAATAGAGTACTTTGGCACTTGGACAGTTCAAAAAACTATCAGCTACTTGCCACCTAAACTCTTTATCTATTTCGCCCTCAAAAATCATTTTAAGATGCCTGGCTGTGGATAGACACTTAATTTCCATCAGCCAAGTCGGGTTGTCGACGTGTTCAAAATTATCAGGTGACGACATGGCGTATTCTGATACTTCGGATTGAAAAACATAGCCATTATATTCGCCGTGTTTTAGTCCAAGTTTCTTAACCGCCAGCTTACAAGCCGTATGTTCAAGTCTTATTCCCCTCTCGTGAGACGGTTCACCATCATCGCCGACAGCAATCCTACCCGCTACAACTTTGTATAGCTCTAGATTAGCTTTAGTGCTAAACACTCCGCTCTCTTCAATGGCGGTTCTACTCCTGTTCTTCTCATAAAGCTTGCCAATCGACGTCCCCGTAATTTTGCCTCGCCTGAACTCCATCCAGGCGTCACGCTCGGTGTCTTGTGATATCGGTATTATTTTAACCATTGTATCCTCCTTCACAACTGTTAAATATTGACTCCAATTCTTCTTCAGCTATCTGACTCTCATCAGTAACAATCTCTGCTTCTTCTATGTGTTCAATCTTTCCGCCCTCTTCCTTCTTTAAGTTATTTTTCATCTCAGCCCGCTTAGCTTGAAAATCAGCACCTTCGTGATCGTTGCCTGGATTGTCGACGTACTTGCCGTCGACTTTCTGATCATCTCGGATAGCCATCGACAGTTTTGGCGATATCGGTCCAAACTTGCTCAGCAACAGCTTTAATACGGTTTTCTTTGCCATCGACTCAAAATCTGTATACCAGAGACTTTTCTTGGGATATTTACCTGAAAAGCTTTTTGAAAACTTCTTAGCGTGATCATACAATTGTTCGTTAGTCATGTATAACATTTTCTCAAAACCATTGTTCAGTCTAAAAAAAGCTACATAACCAATCGTCTTTAACTTTTCACGTGCAATCTCATCCATCTCCCAGTCAAAATCAAACTCACCTGTTAGCCGATCACGACTGGTCAGCTCACCTTCTTTGACGTCGCTAGCATTTACTCGTGAGTAAGCCCCCGACGCCAAAGCCAGCTGCATCAACCCCTTGTAGCCGATCTGGAATTGACATCGATATCCAGTCTCACCTTTTTTATACGGCACTAAAAATGCTAAGCCGAGATTGCTATTCAGCGACAGGCCGATCGTATTGGCGATCAGACCGGCTGACGTGACTGATGCGGGTGGGCATTGCTGTAACTTTGGATTGCTTTTGTAAACATCCATCAGCTCAGCGGCAAATCTTCTCATCTCATTTTCGGATAGCCTCTCTAACAAGCGTTGCTGAATTGCGTCTTGACGCAAGTACTTGTCGAGAGACATGATTGCGCTACTGTTAACACTCATCGTCGTCATCCAATCTTTGCGCCACAAAGCACTTCTTCAAATCTGCGCTGTTGATAAACCTCAGACTACAAGACCTGTTGTAGATATCCTCAAGCTCACTCATGTCGTGGATCCGATAGTTTAACTCCTTCATCCGATCAATATCAGCTTCAGTCCCACAGATGTAAATCTTGTGACAGCCGTCATAGGCTATTGCGAGCCCCTTGATTTCATTACCGTTGTCGTCGTTCATGTTGTCCTCCTTTCTTTGACATTATTATTGTCTCATAGTGCTTTGAATATGTCAAGCGGTATGACTATGCGATCATGACTTTATTTACAGCGTAATGTGGATAACTCATAGATATGGGTGACGCTGAGCATAGATGTTATCTAGCTTGGCGTCTTCATAGACGCTAACTGGCTCTGATCCTTCTGAAAATGTGACTTTGCCATCCTCGATCCTCGGCACGGCTCGCCAAGCCAGCCAAGCACCATCTGTAGTCTCATACAGCTTAATGTAGCTTGGATTGCTCAAAAACGAGTTTTTTAGATCTGACTTTTTGAAAAACTTCTTTCGCCAGCTCCAAAGCGCGACTAGTTCTTTCATACTAGACATAGACCAAGTTCCCTGCTTCGTCACTTCGCGCCTCTCTGCCAAATTCGTCATATTTCGGATGTTTAATTCTTTCTTCCCGCGCCTCATCTTCTTCTTTCTGCTTTCTCTCCCACCAGGTCAGCTTCTTTTCGCCCCTAGGCGTCATGTTCGCCAACCGCTCAACAATCTCGGCTGAACGGCAGATGTAGTCGATATCTGCCTGCCAGCCTCGGTCATTATCGCCACGGTAGAAGTAGTCCTGGCTAGCGTTACGGATAGCCAGCTCCAACTGCTCTTTACCGCAATCCTTCAAACGGCGTTTTATCTTCGTCACCCTACCTGGCGTCAATTTACGCTCCAAAAGCCCAAAACAGCTAAGCCATAAATTGAAGATATTGTCAACCTCGTCTTTTTCATCATTTTTGTCTTTTTGCCCCACACAACCCCCCGTGGGGGGGTTTAGGGGGGTTATATCTTTATTATCTTCTTTATTATTATATATATATGTATCGTTTTGAGAAATCGCACAATCTGCGATTTCGAATTGCATATTCTGCGATTGTTCCGGGCAAAAAGAAATGTCATTTTTTGTAATTCTTCTCACTTGACAATCTTTCTCGATAATGTCGTCGCACACTTCATAAACTACCCTATTGTTGCTATAGCCGACCTTCTTAAAGTAGCCAAGCTTGATAAACTTAGCCCTCGCTTTCTCGACCACCGACTCGCTTATGCCCAAAAACAATGCTGTCTTCTCGACCGACTCGTAATAGCGATGATTACCGAAACTCATCGCCCTAGCCAATACAACCTTCTCGGCTAAGCTGAACTTATTACACGCAAAAAGCGACTGTGGCGTTAATAGATAGTTTTGCTTATTTTGGCTTGACATATACCCTCCTTATTGTTACCATAGCCCGCACTTAAAAATGGCAGAGTATGTACGCACTCGCCCTTTCTTCTCAATCAACTGTAGGTAGCCATCCTCTTCAAGCCGACGCCATGCCTCTTTCACCGTGCTGACGCCCAGATAGAGAAAGCTGGCGACCTGCTCAGCTGTCTCGCTAATCTGGTCGTGCTGACAGTAGTAGAAGTAGACTATCTTCTGGTTACTGGTCATGCTGTTGTCATAAAGAATAGTAGAGTCGAAAGTATCAACATGAAACCTTGACTTCTCACCTACATCTGGTACGATAAAACCAGGTGTGTTGTTATCCGCAGTCATAATAACCTCCTTTAGTTTTAACTAACTGCTAAACTAGATTATACCCTCTTTTCGCAAGAGGGTATAATCTTTTACTAAAAATAGCTACTTATTCTCTTCAGCTAGCCTCCTTTGCTTATCTAAAAAATCTGCTACTGCCGGCAATAAACTAGTATCGACAACTGTTTCTTCCGGAAAAGCCTGCGGATCAGCTGTGGGGGCGGTGTCGTCATGCTCAAGCGCAAAGAAGCCTTTTAATAGCCAATAAGTTGCTCTACTGTTGACAAATTCGTTAAATACTTTCTTGTTTTTCACGTCGCCAAGCGTTTCTTCAGCATCTGAAAGTGCCAACCAACAGATTAAAGAAAGCCTAGTCTTATCAGATAGCAATTCTTTTACGCCTTCCTTCATCACATCGTCAGCATCACTTTTCATAGACAGCTCGCTACCTATTAGATAAGCGATCATCTTCTCGGTAGCTTTGCCTTCAATCGAAAAGCCTGTTCGCTTGCGCCAAACAGATACAGCGATGCGCTCGTGATTAAGTTGTTTGAATATGCTGCTAAGCAGCTCATCTTCTTCTGCGTAGCTTTCACAATCACTTAAAAACTTACTCACAATATCGTTATTCTTCAGAACTTCTCGCTTAGTAATATAAGCATTAATCACCTTTATTTCAGGGTGACTAACGTAAAAATCGATCACATCGTTTTCTACGCCAGTTGTTTCGTTATCTGTCATGTTGTCCTCCTTTATTAAATGACGTTATTATAATAACAAAGCACTTTCAGAAAAGCAAGACTTAAGCACTATAATAACGATGTAATAAAAACATAAACTGTGGATAATTCATATTGACCTGCTGGGCGATCTGCGCTACTATAATGACATAAGCACCAGCGTCGGTCATGTTGTCCTCAAGCTTCATATCTCGTTGCTGGTGCTTTTTTATATTGACAAAACGATAATCAATGTTGTTACATAAAAACAACTTGACCAGCCGATCAACCACCTTATCTGTTAAAATATTTCTATAAACGAAAGGAAGTTTTATGGCAAATGTACGCAATGTGTTAAACAACAGCGATATCCACGCCGTATCAGATGTGCAGCAAGAGGTGATCGGCAAGTTCGCCCGCACGGCTGATGGTCGAGTTTATCGCTATAGTAGAATTGGCGGCGATGTCGTCGCTGGCGACAAGGTGATCGCTCAAAAGAGTCATAATAGTGGCAATGCCGAGGCTGCCTCGGCGGGCATGTCGACTATAAAGATAGCTGCGACTTTTGCAGCTGATGAAGTGGTCAAGTTCACTGATGCGATCGCCACGATCGCTAGCGTGCAGTATCTTGTTCAAGGTGTGAACACTAACGGCTATATCAGCCTGGCTGACGCTCTCGACTTTGACGTACCGGCTAACACCCCAGTCTCTATTGACAGCAACGCTTTCAATGGTGTGGTAAAGGGCGCAACTGGCAACGAAGCTCTCGGCGTGATGGAAGTCAAAGCTAAAGCCGGTGATTACACCTGGATCAGAGCGGGCGGTGGCAAAATAGCTTAACCGATCGTCTCGATTGACTAAATGACGCTTGCAATATAGCGTCATTTTTAGTAAAATAACAGTAGTAATTATGACTGAAAAGGGGGATAAATTGTTAGAACCGACACGTGGCTACACTTTAGTGGAACTGCCGTCTGCCAGCGACTCAGGCTTGACACTTTCTCGTGAAAAGTATGAGCAGATCACGGAAGGCACTCTTGTTAAAAGTTCGGGCAGAGACGCTATTGCTCGTCCTCAAGGCACAACAGTTTATTTTCAGCCATACCAATCAGGTGAGCCGATCGTAATTAACGACAAGCGTTACGTCTTTATTCAGAATAGTAAAATAATGGGCTACAAGTTTATTTAGGGGGGGGTGCGATGCCAAAAACTAATTTAGTGCGAAATGTAGTAACAGGTGACGACTTGACGTCTAAGATAAAGAGCGGTCTGACTAAAATATACGACACAGCTATCTGTGCTTTTGGGGCTAATTCGGGCAATGTCCTGATCGAAACCCGATATGGTGAACCAACCGTCTCTCATGACGGAATTACGAACATAGCTAGTTTACAAGTAGCTGATCCGATTGAAAACTCGGCTATATCAATCGCTCGTCAAGCTAGTGCTAAAACAGATCTAAAAGCTGGCGATGGCACTACTTTGACAGTAGTCTTGACTAAACTCACTTACAACAATTATCGACCCATGTCAAAAGATATCTCACCACGTGAGTTAAACGGCATGATCGATCATGACACTTGCGATATTCTAAAGAGACTTGACGCTGTTACGATTAAACCGTCTGATCTGATGGATAAAGATTACTACAACATCGCTTTAACGGCGACAGGCGATGAGCGACTTGCTCAAGCTGTCGACTTAGCTGTTACTAATTCTGACGGTGGTGCTATCACCGTATCTGAGCAAGAATTGCCTCAGATCGACGTCGATATCGTAGAAGGCTTTGCTTTTAATCAAGGACTAGCAACTATCGCTTTAGCTAATGACTTGACTTCTTTCAAAAGTTATTACGACAATCCTCTAATAATAGTTTTGCCCAAAACTGTCAAGACTGACAGCGATATCATTCCAATTCTCGAGCGAGCGATTAAACTTAAGCCTGGTCAAGGGATAATTCTCATCGCCGACGTCATCGGTCAAGCACTTGAAACCATCGTCTCTAACAAACTAGCAGGTAAACTTGACGTCTCGATCGTCGCCCCGCCTTTCAAAAATCGTGACGAGTTCTTGCAAGACGTCGCAAAATATTCTAACTGTAAGCCATTCACTCTATCGCCTGAACAATTTTCAGAAGACTACCTAGGCACAGTTGAAAATGCTCAAGTCACAAGCACTGAAACTGTTCTAAATGGCTCACAAAATCAAGACCTTGACAACTATATCAAAAATCTACCTGAAGACCGCCAAAAGCGTCTAAAATCTAAAACAGTTAAAATCTCTGTCGGGGCTAATACTTTAGCTGAACGGCATGAAGCTAAACTAAGAATAGATGATGGCGTATGCGCTGTTCTCTCGGCTAAAAAGCATGGCGCACTTTATGGCGCCGGCACAGCACTTAGAGATATCGCTCTCACTTCTCAAAACTTGAACTATCTGAAAGACATCTACAATCTGATCACTTCTGATGACTGTACTAAACCAAAACAAGGCTTAGATCTGACAACAGATGAGATTAAAGATATGAGAGAAGCAGGCGTTTTAGATAGTGCCTTAGCTATTAAAGAAGCAGTAGCTAATTCAGCCAGTGCTGTCAAGCAATTGCTCAGCATTAAAGTAGCGTTACCTTTTGAAAAGGACTTAGACTAAAAATGATAGAAGCTATATCATTCATCGCTATCGTTATACTACAGATAGTAGTAGCTGTTAAAGTTCACTATCTGGACATGGATATTCGCAATGCTACTAAACGATTGGATGACTTGAACGAGAGAGCTATTAGAGTTTTAGTCCCTGGTTATGGCGTGACGGGCAAAGTGACCGATCCGTTTAAGGGAGCTAATCAATTGCCTCTCAGAAAAATGTCGGGCGTCGTTGGCACTAAAACACCCGCTCAGATTAGAGCAGAGCATTCACGTGAAATAGAAAAGGGAGCAGGCTATGGCTGGATGGACAATAACGCTAGATAATAGACTGATTGCTCGTGATGATAGGCAGTCTATATCTAACTCATCTAATACAACCATAAGCACCATTAGTCAAGATAACCAGCTGACTAATGAGGCGATAGCGCACGCTCATGAGCTAATTCAGCCTCATAATCCTGATGGCTCGCTCAACCAAGACTTCATCGATTATTATCCCAAAAGTGCCAAAGATTACGGCTTTATACCAAAAGAAAACGCCCCATCTACTACTGTAGAAGAGGCGTCTGAACTAGATGAGACTAGTTGAACTTGGCTAGCGCACATCCAAAGGAGATGATGAAGATTAGACTTAAAATCACTAGTAGACCGGCTGAAACCGCGAGCTTTGACAACTCTATAATTTTCTGTTCTTGTAATCTTCTGTAAACTGATGCTCTCATAATTTTATCCTTTCTTATTTATTAAAATACCAGTTTTCGATATCAGAAACATCAACGCCTTGCTTTTTGGCTTTGTCAAAAATTGTCTCAGTTCGCTGATGATTGCTGATGCCCTTGACGCCCAAAGCCCTCATCTTTTCGATTAGCTCAGCACGCTTGTTCATCTTATCATTGAACTTTTTCACATCTTCAAGCAACTCATCTGCAACTTCTTCAATTGTTTTGAGAATTGATTTTGGACACCAAAGCCATACTTTTCCATATTCAGTAGCGAATTCGATATCAATAGCCTTTTCTGTCTCTTTGACCGCTTTTCCACAGCCTTCTACGCTGACTGCGTACGCCTGGTTTTGTGAAAGATTTTTATTTATGAACCATTTTGGCAAAATGAATTCGCCGGCTGAATATGAAACTGTCACGTTCGTGGCGTATGCCTCTTGAAAAGCGATGTCTTTAACTGTAGTTGTCATGTTGTCCTCCTTTATTAACTTGACACTATTATAATAGCAAAGTGCTTGTTGAAAAGCAAGCATTTTAACCACACTCATCATTGTAATAACATCATCAGGTTGACGTCATGATAATACGTTATAATACAGACATGAAGACGTTTACTCAGATGAAGTCAGAAGTAGCTCAGCTGTGCGGTCTAGACGACAGTTCAGATGAGCTAGTCAAGATAGCTAAAGATATCTGTTCAGGCGCTCAGCTCGTCAATTCCCTAGCTAGACGATATCCTGTGACCAAGGCCAAAACTACCGATCTGATTGCTAAGCAGACGTCATATCAGCTCAGCGATGACGTTTTGAGAATAACTGCTGTGACCTGTCGAGACAGCGAGCTGATCGAGATAAAGAGTACTAGCGAATATCTAGCTGTTAAACATAATTGGCTAACTCTTGCCTCGCAACCAACATACTATTTTGTCAAGACGCCACGTCAGATTGAGCTACTGCCACCGAGCGCAGTGAACGTCACCGATGGCTTAAAAGTCATTTATGAAGCTAAAGCGACGAGACTACATATCGACGATTATACGATTAAAGTCAAGCTAGAGACTAATAGCGATGCAGTTGAAGCTGTCGGTGGCGACAAGTTCAGATCTGATGTAGTAGACGATTGTTATATGATCTTTTCAGATGAGCGAGCGATTAAAATAGACAGACGGCTTGACGATACTCATGTACTGCTACAGAACTATTATGAAGGCGATAGCTCAGCTAATACTACTGTCACTATCGGTCAGAGCGTCGATATCCCCGAAGAGTATCATGACGCTATCGTTTACTATGCTTGTCAACAGTTTTATCTGATGCGCAAAGATCTGCAGACGGCTGGTTATTACAAGCAACTGTACGACGAACTAGTAGAGCGATACAGAACAACATATGGCTTGAAGACGTCAGATGGCGTTATCAATCCATATCCTAGATTGCCTGTCAATGACCTACGAGTATCACCTTGGAGGCTAAATGGCTAGTCGATACGATAGTACAGATTTAGTTATCTGTCAGACGTCTTTCTACGGCGGGCAGGGGTCGGATAAGAAAGTCGGCATTAAGAACGCCTACGCTGATAGTGAATGCTTAGACGCTAGATTAGAACCTAGTGCTATGACCGTGCTGGCTGAGGCTGATATCATTCGCAAGACTGATGAACTGGGACTGGTTACAGGTATGACACAATCGGCCGATGGCATGAAATGGATGATAACCGACCACGGCAAGCTGATTAAAGTAGAAAGAGCTAATATAGCCACGGTCAAGGCTAACGTCTGGACAGATAGCGTCAGTAGAGCTGATATAGCCTATCAGAACATGAACGATACACTGTATATTACGGCTAATAATAGATTATACAGCTTTGACAACGTCACTGGTGATAATCTTTCAAGCAGAGTAGTAGTTCATAGCTTAAATTACAGCACGTCTAATACAGTAGCTCAGATATTGGTTAGAAGCCCGGCTGGCTATTTAACGGGCAACGGCGTTGATAGATGGTCGTTTAAGAGTGGCGGGACTGGTACTACAGTAGTTAAGACGTCATTATCTGAAAATGACGATGACAAGTGCGTTTTTATCCCCGACATATCACCGATGGCTAAAATATCGGTCAGGGTGCGGTCTCATCCGACGGCTGGTGAGATGACGCTGATTTTACACAATAACGCTAATAAAGAGATAGTCAGAGCCAAGGCGTCGGTTAGCGATATTAAGCCCGATGGCACGATTGAGTTCACCTTCACTAAACCGATCGAGATTGTGACCTATAAGACAGGCGGAATAGAATATCACATTCATCTAGTAGTTGACAGTAACGATTGGACAGTTGACTGCTATGAGAGCGGTAAGCAATATGGGTTGCACTTCAGATACTACGCTAATGCGTTAAATATCACCAGCAGTGGCTATCATCCGATAATGGCTTACAAGGATGGCACTCTATTAGTCGGTAATGGCAGATATCTGATGCAGTGGTTGCCGACAGGAGCAGAAGCAGAGACGCCCGAGGTGATGCAGTCTAACCGGGTCAGTGCTGTTGACGGTATGGAGATAACCAGCTTGACCAGTTCAGATGAGTATATTGTTATGGGCTGCGAAAGGGTCGGCAAGGGACAATCGAGGGACTTTCAGCAGGGTAGCTTATGCTTTTGGGATTGCGTGGCCGACAACGTCAATTTTAGGGTTGATTTAGAAGAGGGAGCACCTCAAAGCCTCTATTCTCATCAGAATATTATCTACATGGTGATAGACAACGCTTTGTATGCTTATACAGGTTCAAAGGCTATCGCTAAGATTAGAACGTTAGCTAGTGACTTGGGCGAGTTTTCAGGTGTAGATAATCAGACGGTCGTTTATGACCATGCTATGACTGTGCGTAAAGGGATATTGTTGTTGGTCTACCCAGGTAAGACGACGCTAAATACCAGAGCTGGCGTCTATAGCTATGGCTCATTAGACAAGAACTACCCGAATAGCTATTACTATTCATACGCTTTACCAGGCTTGCCCGACAACTGTAATACGGACAAGTACAGCTTTGAAGTCGGCGGTATTTGGAACTTTGGCGAAAACCTCTACATCTCTAATCGAGCTCACGACAACGTCAACAATTCTGATACTTGGTATATAACTGTAGTCAACAACTCATCAAAGCCTGCTAAGAAGTTCAAGTATGAGAGCTTTGAGTATGACGGTAGCTACCCCTGGAAAGCTAAAGAGCTACTCAGAATGGTGGCTACCTTTGACCCATTGCCTCAAGGGTGTACTATTAGACTAAAATACAAGATAAACGGCGGTAATTGGGTATTCAGCGAGGGTAAAGCTAAGTCAGGTAGTACAGAGCTATATTTTGAGGTGAACAAGCGATTTAAGGTGCTACAATTTGGCTTAGAGGGCATAAACAACGGTGCAACCAAGCCCGCCAGAATAACCTCAATCGGTATTAACATAAGGAGCTTGCCCGAGGAAGGTAAGATGCATAAATAATGGCAGAACCTGTATATAATCAGAACACTAACGACTTAGTCACCAGCTATTCTCAGACTAAACCAACCGAACTTAAAGCTACCTTTGAGGAGATTGGCAATGTCAATGAGCTGGATATTGCTCAGCAGACCCAGATAGCACCACGCCAGACTAGAACAGGCGTTACTCGAGGCACTCAGGTGGTACAAGGTCTCTATCAGGTTAAGGACAACAAGGGTAGAGTGGTCGTGCTGATGGGCTACTCACCAGGAGCTTTCTAGTGCCTATTTTTGAACCAAAGCCGATGCCGTCGACAATGCGCCCGAGGCAGGATTACGGCATAAAAATAGCCAAGAAAGGCTATGATGCCAGAACGGCGTCAGATGTGAACTTGCTGTACTGCTCATCTTTTCCGTGCTTACAATGGATAACAACCATTGACCAGAACAGCCCTTGGCAAGTACTACAAGACGGTGCTACTACTGAATACAATATACGCAGTGGCGAGATGAGAACTGTCTATAAGTACAAGGCTAAGTTGCTACACAATCTAGGCTATCCGCCGATGGTCATTACTACAGATAAACTAGCCTCATTTGGTGAGATGTATCGAGGCTTCTGGTGGGATGAGAGCTGGATATATCAAGAGATTACCGCTTACGACTTAAACATATTTAACGAGCATAAGGCTCAGACGCTCAAAGATAGAGCTTTGCTTATCGCAGTAGATATCAGTCATGATATTGAATACCCCTATTTTGATACACCCGACACTACTGATTGGGGCGAGACATATGATTACGGCTTAAAACATATCCTCAGTGATAATCCTAAAGAGACAGACCCGGATAAGCTAGGCTTGAATGCTATGGTGCAGAGCCAGCTAGTATTGGCTGTCAAGGTGGCTACATTTGACAAGAAAGAGAGTAGCTTTTATCCATTGCCGACCGGGATGGATTATAACCAGCTGTCAGCTTACCCTTTCATCCAGGATAGCCAAGGTTTATGGCACAACAGTGGCATATCTTATCAGGATACAGGAGGCTATCGAGCCTACACTCTGAACGGGGTCAAAGGGTTCAATATCGATGGGCATTTCGTCTACCCCAAGAGTAGCCTGGTGGTGGTCAGGCAACCGATGGTGGCTAGCGAGATAACTAGATTGGTGGTCAATCCATGAGGTGGCTCAGACTTGGCGGTGTCGACGATACTCAGTCGATAGATAGTAACGTCATTGTTCAGCACGGCTGGACTGTTGATGGTGTTTTCAGGGTTAAAAACCGCTATCCAGGCAATGGCTGGCTATGTGGCAGTAGAGCTACTTATACAACACCAGACCAGTTTGGCTGTGAAATTATGGACAACAAGTTTTACATGTATTATGGCAGTAAGAGAGTAATGCTAGATTACCCCGATATGTTTGATATCCCCTATGATAGTAGCCCGATTTATCGCTTGCATATCGAGCCTAGTTATGGCTCAATCAATGGACGTAGGGTCGAGCTCAATAGTACGATTATCAACCCTAGTCGGTCAGTCTTTATTGGCTCAGTCAATACAGGCGGCGAGGTCGAAAAGCGAGCCCCGCTGATGGATGTGGGTGAGGTTATCTTACGAGACGAGACTGGTGCTGAACGGTTGCACGTCGTACCTGTCAAGCAAGGTAGCACTGAATACAGCACCACGCCCGCTCCGAGTGATTGTCTGTTTGACTTAGTCAGTAAAACTTACAAAGTTAAGTACCAAGGCAAAGGTATGCCCTACTACGAGGACGATGCCGAGGGGGCGGGTGAATTACCGCCTAAAGATGGCGGTATCGTACCAAGGTCAGATTATGGCTTGAAGGTACTGTCGCCCTATGATGATAACGTCGTTTATCTCAATAGTGCCTACAGGCTAATCGGGACTGACATATCACGCAAAACACCTCAGATTAGAACGTACAAGTTCACCGCGCTAGGTGACGCCCCTGAACCACCAGTCTACCCTAATCCGTTTACTTGGGATAACGTCTTCAGGTCAGGTCATGGTATGCAGAAGAAGCATATCCACACTATCAGGACAGGTATACCTAAAGGACAACTTAGGATAATCAACCTGGCTCATAGCGAGATTGGTAAGGATAATCTCAGGTCAACTATTCATGAGGCGTGGTGGCAGTATGACGGTGATGGCAACTTTGATGTCTATTTTCCAGCTAACAGCACCGACGCTATCTTTGCCTACTCTAACTTCAATATTACAGAAAACGTGATGTCTGCCGGTGCTACCGGAGAATTATACGTTTGGGCTTTTTCACCGAGCGGCGATTATCCGACTAGAGGCTATATCAACGGCTCACAGCCGACTATGCTGATGATGACTGACCCGAGTATTCATTGTGGTTTTTCTATCGAGCCAAGAGATAATGGCGATATCGATATCTACTCTACCGTGGCGTGGGCTTGGGGTAACAGGTCAGCTGGTGGTCAATTCTGGTTTACCTCTCAATGGTGGAGCTGGTGGTGGCTAACGGGCATCACTTTTGATATCACCACGCTAATTACCCCTTACCATTTATAATAAGACTATGGATTGGCAAAGACGTCTACAAGAAGCTCAACAATATGTAGACCAGACTTACGGTGCATATGGCGCAGCACAAGAGCAGACTAAGCAGGCTAAGCAGGCTTACGATATCGCTTTTGACCAACGCCCTGATTATCAGACGATATATGACCAGTACAAGCGTCAATCAGAACAAGACCTAGATGTATCAGGCACTAAAACTACCTTGGATAAGTCTAAAGAGGCACTAGCGGTAGTTAAAGACCAGCTTGATAGGCTCAGCACTACTATTGTTCAACGTTTTGGCGGCAATCTAACCGAAGAAGAGCTAGAACGGGTCAAAGAGCCTCAAGAAGAAGCCCTCACCAGCCGATTTAAGCAATACGAGGCTAGCTATCAGACTAAGTTCAATGACTATCATTCTAGAGTAGAGAAAGCTTTCAATCAGGCGTTAGGGCTAACTAATAAGCAGAGCGATAGCTACTGGTCGGGTATAAAGAGACGAGCTGATGACTGGAACACGGCGGTCAAGAACGAAGAGCAGTGGTCGAACATGGCTACTCAAGCTAGGTATCAGCAACAGTCAGTCCAGAGTGCTTATGATTGGTGGAATATTAAACAACGCTGGATGCAGATGGAGCGAGAGATAGAGGCTAACAGGACTAAACGTTATCAAAACCAGATAAACACAGAACTCAGCCTAGCTAGAGCTAGTGCCGAGCGTCAACGTAACGCTGGCTTAGCTACCGCCCGCAAGCGGTCAGATATTGCCAAGACACAATCTGGTGAGCTATCACTAGCTGAATACTTCAGAAGATATGAAGGTGGTGCTTATGCGGGGGCTTATTAGCGAGGCTACTGTGTTACGATAATCCTAAGAAATAGGAGTTTAGATGGATTTTAGTGGACGTATTGCATCAGCTAACCGAAACGCAGACGCTAGTTATCAGAAATACAATGCCTACCAACAGCAGGCAGATGAGGCGTATGGCAAGTATAACAACGCCTTTGATAAGCGTCAGAGCTTTGGTGACATATATAACGCAGCCAGAGATAGGTATCTCAACACCGACGAGATAAACAAGGCTAGAACCAGTTATCAGCAAGCTAGAGGAGCAGTAGACCAGCTCAACGATACTATTAACCGTATGCCCGATACTATCAGACAGCAGTATGGTGGCAACCTAACCCAGGCTCAGCTATCACGGATTATGCAGTCTAGGCAAGGTGACAACGCCAACACCATGAACATGCTCAGTCAGAACTACAACAATACCTTGCAGGATTACACCGATTTAGCTAACCGTGGTATGCAGGAGACGCAGTATGTGGCGGGCAACCAGATGAGCGACCAGGAGAAGACCCTGGATGCTTTGCGTAGTGTCTGGTCAACCTTGCTTGGTCAGCGTAACTCTGCCTACCAGATGAACCAGCAGGATAGAGGCTTGCTGGCTAATGAGTATGGTGCACGAGACAAGTGGCAGTTAGCTCAAGACCAGATGGCGTTAGACAGGTGGAAAGCCGAGCAGGAGAACTACCGCGCTAAGTTAGCCGCCGACGCCCAGGTAAAGGCGGCGAGCATAGGCAACTATCTGCCTCAGCGTCAGCCTAGTATGAGTAACACCGATAAGCCCACCAACAACAACACCTACACCCCGAGAAAGCGTCAACAGCCGATTTATGCCACTAAGGCTAACAACTTTGGTGACGCTATTAGGATGTATGGACCGTTAGCTTTGTTTGGTGGTGGTTCACTGTGGGCGAATAAGGGTATAGAAGACCGCTGGCCGACAAAACGTAGTTATGGTAACGGCGGAGGAGATTGGTAAACATGGATATTTTAGGTAATTTAGGTAAGTTACTTTTTGGTACAGGGCGACAATACGACCGTGATACGGTCAATAAGCAGATAGACCAAGCTAATGCTTTGAACCAGCAGGCTAACGACTATTATGCTAAAAATATTGAGGGTGTTGATTGGGGCAGTCTTAGCCCCGAGGAGCAGGCTAGACGTTCAGCAATCATGAACTCTTACAACAATGCCAGAGCTCAGAACAAGAGCGGATTGGATACACTGGGCAAAGCTTATGAGCAGGAGGAGAAAGATTGGCGGTACAAGCCTCTTGGTAACGGGATAATCGGCGGTATCGTCAATCCGATGTACCAAGCTGGAACAGCGGCGGTCGATTTGATGGGCAATACTTACAAGCAGAACAATCGTGACCCCGTCTCAGATATTGGAGCTGGTGTCGAAAGCCTTATGAACATTATCCCGGGAGCATCAGGTGTCAAAGCTTTAACCTCAGCAGGCAAGATTAGCCGAGGTGCACTGGTTAGAAACGCCCTTTCAGGCGCAGCGAGTAGTGTGGCTAATGCCTATCGTGAGGGTGGACAGAACACTAAGCTTAGTGACGCCTTAAGTGGCGCACCTATGGGTGCAGTAATGGGCGCAGCTATGCCTATCGGATTTGAAAAGTTTGACGGCTTAAAGAATAAGCTGACAGGCACTGATTGGCGCAAGTATCTGCCCAAGTCTACTATGGGCAAGGTAGCTTTAGGCGGCGGTGCTTTATATGGTGGCAGTAAACTACTACCGTTATTTGGCGGTGGACAAAACCAGTATCAAGACCAGTATCAAGATGATGAAGATGAATATGGAGGAGGCTACTACTAATGTTTAGTAACATTTTAAGCAAGCTATTTAGAAGCTCAGGCGATGATATTGCCCGTGGTGTTGCTAATAGTGCCTCTAGAGGTTTAGCCAGCACCTTGGCTAGAAACTATGGTGACGACTTAGCTAATGTCGCAGTAGCCAGTGCCTCTAGAGGGCTAGGTAAGAGTGCCCTATCTAATTTAGGGCGTGAAATAGCTGATGACACTGCTCAGAGCGTGGTCAAAAAAGGTGGTTTTCTGAACTCAGTAGCTGATTTACTGGAGAAGAGCGGCGAGACGGCAATGAACACGGGCAGAAGCGTTACCAGAGCCGGTATGGCTAAAGTTGCCCCGGATGCTAAGCACAACATTGCTGAAGTATTCAGACGGACAGGTATCTCAGACCCGGGGGCTCAGGCGGAGCTGGGACGGACATTGACGGGTACTGAAGATGCTATTTTGGACAAAGCAATCAACAGCACCAGGTCGGCTACTGACGTACTGGATATGACTCATTTTGACTTGCCTACCCGTGAATACGAGGCGGTATTGAACAGCTTTCCGTCTAATTTACGACCGCTAATCGACCATTACACACCCATACAGATGGAGAAGTTACTCAAGAGCGAGGGTAGTAGGCTGATGTATACAGCTAACAAGGCTGGTGATAAGACCTTGGGCGGATTGATGATGGATATGGGCGACAAGATTGCTACAGGTATCGATAACGCCGTAGAACAGGTTAGACCCGGCGCTACTCAAGAACTGTACGAGAACTCTATCAATGAGCTCAAAAGGCTTGCCGGTGAGGCTAGGTTGCAGAACAATACACCTTTCATGAAAGCTTACGATAAGCTGGCTCAGGAGCTGGAAGCCACCCCGGCAGCAGAAAGGACTATTGCTAACTTGCGCTCATTTAAGCGGGACTTTGTCAACGGTGAGAAGCTGGAGCGACTATCTGACCAGGCTCAGGGCGGTGGTGCTTTACTGGGTAACTCAGGCGGTGGTCGTGGCATGGGCGGTATGCCTAAGGGGCTGACTAATTTGCTGGATACCTTGGTCGGCACACCGGCTCAAGCGGCGACAGGCAAGCTTGGGTCAACTTTAGTAGGTGCTGCCGATAAGCTTAGAGATGAGGGCGTACAGAAGGCTATCAAGCGAGGTGCAGTCGCAGCGGGCGGTATTGGGGCACTATCCATGCTGGGTGACCAATTGGGCGGTAGACAGGCTAGAGGTAGTAGTATGCCCGGCGGTGGTTCAGAGGCTGACGGAATGGGCTCAGCTATGGGCGGCGTTGCCGGTAGCCCAAGAGATGTATCTAACGGGCTAGCTGCTGCTAATTCGGCGAGCAATGACACTATTGCGGGCTATACCAGAGAGGATTTAGAGAATGCTTACGCCAAGGCACTGATGGATGGCAATACCAAAGCGGGTAAGTCAATAGCTAGCATTATCGACCTACTGGATAGCAGGACTAAAGCCGCCACTAAAGCCTCAACCGCCAAAAGCAGTGCTGCTGACGCTAAAACGGCAGCTAAACAGAACTCTGCCCGCACTCAGATGAGCAACTTGATGAAACTGTACCGACAAGCCGGTGGCGGTCATGGTGTAGGTGGACACTTAACGAATGCCCTCAACGCCATTACCGCTGACAGCGTCAACCCGGCAGCAGGAGCATACAACACTCAGCGTCAAGCTTTAGCCGTAGCACTAGCTAGAGCCAGTGGCGATAGCGGCACATTATCTGATATGGATATCAAGTCATATATGTCAATGGTGCCCGATATCGCCGATAATCCGGTGAAAGCTAGACTTAAGATACAGTCAATCTATAACATGCTGGGGCAATAACTAAAAAACGGTCACAGTTTGGGCGGATATCTGTGGTATATTCACCCTATAAGATGAGTAAGGAGTAAGAATGGTATTTAACGAACGAATTAAGACAATTACCTACAACGAGATATTGCCGTCGATTGTGGATACAGTCAATCAGAGCAACATCTTTACTGCCAGGGCGTTATCCAACCCTAAGCCGTGGCGAGGTACTACTGTCAATCAGCCTATTCAGATTGCTAACTCAACAACCGGTGGCTCATTTGACGGTATGGATGAGTTTGACACCTCAGCCACTAACAACGTGCGCAGCATGACTTGGTATGTCAAGGGCTATGAGCAGAGCATCGTTATCCCAGGTATCGAGCAGTCTGTCAACGAGACTTCTAACAAGGGGGCTGTACGCTTGCTCGGTGCAAAGATGGACGAGGCGGCGAACTCTCTGGCCGATGGTGTTGGCAATCTGTTATATGGTTATGGCAACGGCAAAGACTTTGATGGATTGGGGCTTATCGTCGATGACGGTACTGCCACCTCTTCTTATGCGGGTTTAAGCCGTGCTGAACTGCCGAACATTAACGGTCACGTCACCGCAGCGGCTGCCGGCAAGATGACTCTTGACCTTGTCTCTAAAGCATTTGACGATGCTTCAGCGGCGGGCTCATCGCAAGAGTCACCCGACATTGCCTTCACCACCTCTCAGATTTGGAGTCTGTTTGAGAGCTTGTTGCACAAAAACAACAGCTTGCAGGCGCACTATGATGCTACAGCCATTACCGGTTACAACCGTGTGAACGGTAAGACCCCACGTGGCACTAGCGTACCGGCTCAGTCTCTGAAAGGTGCTTGGGGCGTCGATGCTATCAGTTACCGTGGCAAGCCTGTAGTGGCTGACGACAAGTGCCCGAACGGCCGGTTCTACTGGATTAACGAGCACTACCTGGAGTACCGCAATCTAAAGGGTCAAGACCTGAACAACTACAACAACAAGAACAACATAACTGAGGGTACATATTCAGACATTAAAGACCAAGTACCGTCGTTCTTGCAGATGCGTGACTTCATGCAGCCTATCAACCAGTACGGCAAGATTGGTTGGTTGGTAATGCTTGGTAACCTAATCCACCGACAGCCACGACGCAACAGTGTGATTACGGGTATCAAGTCGATAGCCTAGGGCGTCCAGCTACAACTAAAAGCCACCTCTTATGGGGTGGTTTTTTATTGTTCTTGCCACTTGGTCGGTGAGTGCGTATCAGCGTTGCGCCAGTGCTGAGGCTTGGTGGTTGCACCTTGCCACTTGGTCGGTGAGTGCGTATCAGCGTTACGCCAGTGCTGAGGTGACATTGGGCGTGGTGGGCGTCTTAAAACAGACTTGCCCTTCAGAGACGCCGTAAACACGCCATATATCCGAGATGCACCCTTTATCGTAGTAGTCGCCTCATTAGCAATGACGGCACTTCCAAGCAGTATGAGAGACGGTTGGATATGTATCCTAGCCCCGCCCTTGATAAATGCCTGCTTAACAAAGACGCTGACAACTGACTTACCGGTAATTTGCTTAGTCTGGTACTTATTTATTCTAGCCTTACCTTTAAGTTGAATATCCTTGTTTACACCAGTAACAATCTTAGACTTGCCGACAATCGATGCGGTGACTGCCTTAAGAATATCTGCCCTACCGGATAGCTGGGTAGACATATTCTTGTTTATGACCGCCTTGCCACTAATTACATCAATATTGAGCCACTCTATCCTGGACGAGCCCTGGATGGCAATGGCGTTTTGTGACCTAGGCGCACTGGCACCGCCCGTAGCGAACGAGTATTGAGTGTAGGTCACACCTACTTCACCCGGTCTACCGGTGTAATTGACTAAGCCTATCTCGCCACTATTATCACCGAACTCACGTGCAGCATCTATCTGCCAGTTAGCCGGTTCAGCCTCGCCGTCACGCCATATCTTAGCGTACTGGCGGTTATTGTCCGACCTAAACCTGACCCAGTAAGGTGTGTTTAGTGACCAATTGTAGTGATAATAAGCTATCCCTTCATTACGGGTATCATCACATAGAAACAGCGACAACCGTCCATAACTGGGGATATAGCCTAGCGTCAATCCCTGTGGGGCTGACCTAGAGTAGCGGTGCCCTAAAATACCATAGCTACCTACATTTTGGTTACTAGTCCAGACGACAACACGAGTGAGTGACTCGACAACCGATGCGCCAGGCTCATATTGCCGACAACGGATAAAGACTTGCCCTCTATTATCCGCCCTAATCCAGATACAGCCATGTTGGTCAGGTGCAAAAGCGATATGATTGCCCGGGTTCTGGTCTACTATCCAGTTAGGATTATCTCTAGGGATGTCGCCTGGTGTTTCATTAAAAAAATCAGTAAAATATTCATTCATCTTATTACTATCTTACCAGTAAACAAAAAAGACGCCTGGGGTGAGCTAGGCGTCTTCACAATATGCATCGTAAGAGTGGGATAAACTAGCCAAAAAGACCACTCTCACGACAGGTAATGACCCGCAAGCGGGAAAAGATTAAGAGAAAACCCGCTTACGGAAAAGATTGTGTGTGGTGAAAGTACAAAGCACACTAGGAAAAATCAACCAAAAAACCCAATATGCTACACCAATATAGTACCAAGACAGCTATCTAACTACAAGCTATTTTGTAATTATTGCACCATCCAGATAGCTAGTTGTAGTAGCTCGATATTTATTCATTTTTTTGCTCTCCTCTCATAATCTCTAGATATGGCGCATCAGGTATGACAATTACATATGACACGTTGTCGTATCTGTAGCCGATTGTGTGGCTCTTGACTACTGGCTTTGAGCCATCGCTCATCTTCTGCTCCATAGTGCGGTAGTAGATAAGCTCGGCAGGCTTACAGTTAATGTCATAGATAAATTGTTCATCACCTGTTAGCTTAAGGGGCATGTTGTTGACGTAAAAGATACGGGCTTCTAGGTCTAACAAAACGGCTTGACTATCGTCGGTAACATCTCTTAAAACAAAAGCTGCTAGCGGCGTATTTTCACGTTTATCTTCTACATCTCTAAAGGCAGACGGGTTATGTTCCCTGGTCGGGTCATGCTTAGAATAACGGTCATCGTCCGGCTGAGTTATCCGTTCGCCATCGCTAAAGATAGCTTGCCACCTGTATCGTTGTCCGTCTGTCATCACTAATTCTCGTTCCACCTAAAGGCTAATGTCAGTTCGGGCGTATCACCTGGCCGAGCACTGCCTGTAGTCTGTAGCTGAGTAACCATGTACTGGGTGTAACCAGCCGTCGTTAGTCTGTCCACTACAGTTGTCCCTTCCGGTCCAGCCGGTGAAAACTTGACCGGCTCACCTTTATCTAGAGATACGGGATTGCTTAAGTCTTTAGCCCCCGCCAAAGCTCCTCTGGTCGGTGTAGTGTAGGTGCTGGTGACCAGTCCAACCAACTTAGTGTTAGGGCTGACTGAGCCACCGGTATGAGCAAACCTGCCCACAGATAACTGATTGAAGGTACCCGTAAGCTTAACAAAGGTGTACTTTGGGTAGCTGTTAGTCCCCGCTAGGATAGTAGCGTTAGCGGGTGACGTTGTAGTGTCGTCAACTGACTTCCAGTTGACGTTATTAGTGTTATTGCGGGTAGCACCTTTAGCCGGGCTTCCCGTGGCAGTTCCATTATCTTCTTGCCATTGTGCGATTGCTGTCATACCTTAAGCTTATCATATAATAGCGTCGCCGTGCGTGCCTGCTTGATAGAGGTGTTAGGATTGACGATTACCACCTTGGCGTCTAGCTTACCTAAACTGTTTAGCCCACCAAAGCCGATGAATAGCTTGTTGTACATAATTCGATAGAGTAACTCGGCTGACCGCATCTTATGTTCAGTCATAATAAAATGACCACCGATAAGGGATATGTAAGCATCTCCATCGGGGTCAAAGTTGACGGTGAGTATATCGGTGTTGTCTTTGTCATACAGCTTAAACCAGATAAGATAATGTGAACGTCTGGTGAACTCGTGAGGGTCACCATGTAGATACCAGGCTAATCGGTTTAGTGCCTCCTCATGGTTGCCGCCCTGCTCGATAGCGTGACCATCTCTGAACAGGGCAGTCCAAACAAAAGGGGCTTTAGGCGTTATTGTCCATCTTGTTCTTTTCATAGTTCTTTGAGCTGATACCCAAGATAGTACCCAAGCAGGTAATGACCGCTCCTGCGATAATAGTGACCACTTCAGTGCCGGGTAGCCCTAACGCTACAGCGATAGTGGTGTAGCAGGTTAGCAAGGCAGGCAATATCACCTGTACCGCTAGCTTCAATCGGTCATAAGTCTTGTTGCTTAATTCTAAGTTATTCATAGTTCCTCCTTTTAATAACATTCTCCATAAATCTCGCCGGTCGACAGATTACGTCTGGCGATGTAGCACCTCATACCTGAATTACCTCTATAACTAATCCAGCGATAACCGTTGATATCGATATAGCCTTCATAGTTGACCGTCTCACCGGGTGCTAACGTGCCTACGACAGCACCAGCCCCGACAGACGGGTCTCGGCGGATATTCATCGTATCGGTAGCCTTGTAGGTAGCATGCTGTTCTACCAGCGTATATGCTCCTGACGGTTTAGCCTCATCGGGGTTGACCTTGCCTAGGTCTGGTAGTAGATAGACGCCACCAAAGATAGAGACATGAGCAAACCAGCCGTGAACGTCTGACACCAGCCACCTATCGTCACCATCTACCGCTTCGCCGTGCACATAGCCCTTCATCTTGACCCAAGTATTAGCAGGGTAGGTAGCCATTATCTCGCCCGTTAGAGACGGCTTATTGCGCCAATTACCATTATAGTCATGATATAGCCACATACCAGGATTGAGGGCTTGGCTAGCTAGTCTCGGTACGGGTACTTTCGACTGCTCCGGTGCGGTAAATGTACCGCCGTTTATGATAGCGTTAGCCTTATCTACCACGTATTGCCCCTTTGGTGTACTCTTAAGCACGCCGGGGCAAGCTGTCGGGAAAAAGTCGCTGTGATAGAAGACGTTCTCGCCTATCTTCAGCCCGCCCCAACCTAGATACTTAGCGATATTAGCTACCAGCTCTGCTCCAGTATCTAAAGTCTCTCGAGCGATATCCCAGCCTGGTGCGCCAGTAGAATTGACAAACTCGATACTGATTGAACGCTTGTTCTGTTCCCAGTTGCCTACCGCCCAAGCTGTGTTCTGTGGCTCGACGTATTGACAGACTTGCCCGGGTGATACGCCATAGTGAGTACTAGTGGCAATGTTCCTATTCTGAAAAGTTGCTCCGATACCCGCAAAACTGGTTGTAGCAGCGTGATGCAAGACAATCTTATCTATGGTAGCTCCGTCTCTACCAATGGTGTGGTTAGGTGATAGCCACTTCTGTTCAAAGTATGACATCTACTCCCCCTTGCCCATAGCTTCCAGCTCTTCGGGGTCGACGGGGATAGCCACCTCTAATTCTCCAGGTCTAATGTCCATTATTTTATTTCCCTCTCCTTGACCACTGTCATGGTCTTAGTTACTTGTGCCTTAAGCTCATCCAGCTGGCTCTGGTAGTGATTAGTGATAGATATCATTATTACTGTCACAAAGCCTGCTCCGACAATCTTAATTAGTGAGTTTTCCAATACTTGCGATAGTTTACCGATTAGTGAGTTATCTTTAACGGCTAATCTGGTCTCTATCTGAGTGACTGAGGCTTGTATATGGTCTAGGCTCTGAGCGTGCTCCCCAAGCTCCTTAGACAGGTCACGCTCAAAGGTGTCTAGACGTCCTCTAAGTTCTCCAATCTGCCGACTAACTTCATCCATACCCTCATTTTAGCAGCTACTTACTGTTTTTTGGGCGGTCTTCCGACAGACTTCTTGAAGTTTATCTCTTTAGGTGCTTCTGGCTCATCCTCGTCAGCAAAACCTAGGGTATCGATATCGTCAGCGATATTCTCACGCATCTGCGCTAAGTCTTCAGTTTTAACCTCGACGGGGGCTGGTTGGTGCTTGTTGTCTATCATATCGATTAGCTCTGCTACGTCGACCTTACCCTTATAAACACGTGGGATAAACTCACGCATGAACTCGGGGTTGTTGAACATGATAACCACGTCACCTTCTATCTGTACGTAACGCTTGTACATTCGCTCGATAGCCACATAAGCTTCTCCGCCTGTCACTGCGGTACTCTCGCCAGGCTCGAGTATCTTCTTATCCTGTATGCCGTGATAAACACGCTTGCCTGCACTTGACGTCTGCTCCGACTTAGGTTGCTTGGCGGGATTAGCGTATATCCACCCCATAGAATAGGCAAACGGGTTGGTCAGCTTAACATAATCGCTCGGGTCAAACATACCTCGCAAAATCTCACGCATCGATTGAGATGAGGCTACTTCAGTACCCCTGGTGCTTGAGTCAAGGTCTTGAGCCAGCGTATCTTCTAAGTTGTCGCTCTGGTCTGCATTACTAGTGTTCTCTGCCATATCCCTCCTTTATTCAAAATCATCCAGATAGTAATCTATTATGTCGCTCGGCATTGTCCCTGGTGGGAAAGTGTGCCTCTGTTCAGGCATAGCTTTGCCCTTTGCTCCACCGTTGATATTAGTTGACTTAGCCTTGCGCATCTTGTCGGTAGCAGTGGTAGTCGGCTTAGGCTTTAGCGCATCGGGGTGCTGAGCCTTGTATAGATAGGCTGCGGTCTCGATAGAGATGTTTTCACCTTGACGATGATGCTGTTCCCATAAACCAAGTACGTTGTTTACATAAGCCAGCTCTGCCGACCCTTCGTACTCTTTACTGCCACGCTCGCCAGGTATTTTAGGCAAAATACCACTAGCCTGTAGCTTCTCGACGCTCTGCACTATCGTCTGAGCCTCACGTTGCCGTTCCAGCTCTCGATTGTAGTCCTCGACAGCTTTGGTCACCTGAGCGTTGAGTTGTTCTGCCCTATAAACCTGGGCAGGTAGCTCTTTAGAGTAAAACTGCGTCTTTTCCGCCTCATCCGCCCATTCAAAATCAGGTGGTATCTGCTCGTCAGACTTAACCCTGAGAGTACCGTCCTTGCCTCTAATGGTCAGATAAGGTAACTGGTTGTAGATATACTTGCCCTCTTCGGTCATCTTTGACCACACAGCGTCAGGTAGCTCTCTTGGTTGGCTAAAACGGGGGTCTTCAGGCTGAGGTTGTTCCTGTTTCTTGGTGGCTACCATACCCCGTCGTTCAAGTTCGGCTCGCAACATCTCGTCGCTGATTGACTGAGGCTGTTCCTGTTTTTTCGAGGCTTCTGGTTCTTGCTTTTCCTCTGGCTGTTCGGACTCGGGTTGTTCGTCTTCTTGTTTGTCCTCGCCCCCTTGCTCATCTTCCTGTCCTTGGTCGGATTGCCCCTGGTCAGCTTCATCGTTCTGAGACTCTTCCTGATTAGCATCAGACTGAGCTTCGTCTTGAGGCTGGTCTTGAGTCTCCTGGTCGGGCTGATTGTCTTGATTGTCATCTTGACTATTATCAGGCTGGTCAGACTGCTCATCGTTAGCCAAAGCACTCTCTAAGATATCGGCGATATCGCTCATCCATCTCCTTTCTTATTACAATTTTAGTCTATCTTAAAATGTTGTTTATGTCACTATGCGTTATCTGAGCCATTTTGACCACTGAACAAACTGGATAAGACGCCTGCTCCGCCTAGTCCAAGTACGTATGGATTGACAAGCCGTCGCCCTCTTTTAGCCATGTTGCCGAGATAAGATTGGATACCTTCATCAACGTTGTAGGGTTGGATATTCTTGACGCCCAGCTTGCCCAAATTGTCCATAACCTCGCCAGAGACGTCGTCTGGTACTAAAGCTCCATAGAAGTTACTACCTGGCTCGATACGTCTGAGCTTAGCTTCAAAGTATGGCACAGGGATATTCTTCAGGGCGGTGCGCAAATCATCAACCTGCGGTCTGACGCTTTTGGCAACAGGCAGATTGCCCGCCAGCATTTCAGATAAAGCATAGCTTGGGGCATAATCACTAGGTATATCTCCTTTGCCAAACATGCCTGCTATGCGGCCAAACTCGTCACGTATGGCGTCATAAGACGGATTGGATAGGTCATAACTCATCAGCCGATTGGCTTGTTTATAAAGAGGGGCAGTTGACTTGAATTGTTGGTTGTGGTTGATAACCATATCATTGTATGGTTCATTATACCCTACTCGGTTGACGACTGAGCCTTGGCTCATATATTTATCGATATTTTCGGGCGTGTATGGTTTAGCCACCCAGTTACCCTTACTGTCTTGTACGTCAAAAACACGTTCACCCTTAAGCCTATCCACCATGTCATTGATGAACGCCTGATAATCATCGCTATTAGCTAAGTCGGGAGTGTAAATCATCTTCGGGTCTTTTTTAATAGTTCGATAAAGGGTAAACAGTCCGTTTCTTGGGTCGTCTAAACCGATGTTGTTGGCAGCAAACCCCGCACCATCCACCCCGTTATCTCTGAGCACCTTAGCTAAAGCCTTCTCGTTGACGGTTGTTTTAGCTGTAGGCACGGTTGGTGACCAAATATCTCGGTCAGCAATAACAGACTTACCTGCTTTAGGCATAAGTTGCTCACGATTAGCTACCATAACGATATCGCCATAGTCAGGATACAATGTCCCGCCACCTCGCCCTGGAGCAGTGATAGCTAAAGACGGGTGCATAAAACCACCCATCTCGGTTGCCTGAGCTAACTTTTCGGGCGATATCTGGTGGGTAGCTATCAGGTTGCTAGCAGAGTCAAGCCCCTCATCTAAATGGTCCTTAATGCCGTTAGTGGCAATCCTAATGGCATCGTCGCCATAGTTTTGCGCTACCTTTTCAGCGATATCGTCGCCATGCCCTTTAAGCAATCTCTTAAATAAACTGCTTAAAACGCTCATTCTAGCCTCCCAACAATCCACCTAGCGTACTAATGGCATCTTGAGGTATACCTGCGTCCTGAATAGAGACAGGGGCTTCTTGGTTGGGTACATTGGGCATATTCTGAACAGGTGGTTGTTCGGGCTGGGCTTGGTCAGGCGGCATCGGCGGTTGGGGTTGTTGTTGAGCCATCATCTCTTGCGGTACTTCAGGTGCTCCAGGGGTAATCGGTATGCTCGGGTCTACCAGTAATCCAGCTTGGTCAGCCTGCTCCAGTCTCACTCGGTTACCTAAATCAATCACGCAACCTTGGATGTAGTCAAGCAACCTCTTCTGTCGGTCAGGTTTAGCATATAAGAATTGGTCAGTCATCAGTAACTTACGCATAGCTAAGATATAGCCAGGCTCGATATCTTGACGTGGCTCGGCGTTATTACCGTTCATAATGGTAGCAAAGTCGATATAAGCTTCACGGTTGTCCACTTCGGTCTTGACGTCACTAACCAGGCTGGTCGGGTCAACCTTAAACTTAACTAAAGCTTCATAGCGTTTATCGGCATCATGTAGCGACAGGTCTTTGAACAAGTTGTACGGGTCAATTAGTCCCATCTTAGCCATCGCCATGGCTACATTCTCTCGTCTCTCACGGTCTACCTTAAGCAATGAGCCATGAGAGATAGAGACAGAGGCAATATCGGGCATGGTAGCTCTGGATAGTTCGGTGTAGACAAACTTGCCATCAGTGTCTCTGGTGGCAAACGGGTGCTTCTCATCATAGTAAACTTTCATCATCTGAACCAGCAACTTAAAGTAGCTGTCCAGGCTCATCTCGATAGCACGTACAATCTCGTCCTGTCTACCGCTGGCTTGAGACTTAATCATCTGAGCTTCACCTAGAGTGTTCACATTGTTGTCACTATCACTACCTCTAAACTGGCTAGGCGCACCTAAAATATCGTGGATAGCATTCTTGATATCCTGTTTATCGTTTATGACGTAATTAGGTAACAGGTGTGGCTCTATCTCACCATAGGCACTGCTAACAGGCTGTTCAGGTGCTGTCTCCAACAATATCTTCTGATTAGGGTCACGGGTGATATTCTCTGCCGTCTCTTGCTTGATTGCCCCAGCCTTGAATACCAGAATAGAGTTAGCCGTATCTGCATTTTCAACAATCTGTCGCCCCCGCTTATTCAAAACGTCTTGTAACGGTATAACCTGCTCTAACGGGGTGGTCTGGTCAATCAGTGATGAGCCGTCATTGATATAGTTAAAGAAGATATACGGCTTGGTCGGTCTGTCTAAGAAGTTATTGACAGCTACACCCTCACCATCGTAGAGATAATTCGGGTTTTTCATTTTGTCAAAGACGACGTCCTTGTAGTACCAGGCTACACACTCCTGCTCACCGTAATCAGCCGTATCATCAGTGAACCATATCTCGTTGTAGGCTATCATCTCATTAAGTAGCTTTTGACTCCACCGCTCTCTACCTAAGGCTTTGAGTAGTGCATCTTTCTTGTCAGGGAATTGTTTCACCAGTTCGCCCGCACTCTTCAGACACACCTCACATATAAACCGTGGCTCTTCACCTAGGAGACAGTTTTTGTCTAAAATCACTCTGGCAGGGTCAACAGCGACAGGCTTGATATCATTCGACTTTTCATCCCACATCAGCTTAATAATGCCGACTCGCTTGAGATACATATTTTTGACGGCAGACTTTATCTTTTCAGCCAGCTTGTGACGTTCAGTGTGAATATTGATAGCCCGCTCCAAATCTTCAGCCATGACCATTGACTGAGTTTTATCATTGTCAGGTACTACCTCACATGAAGGCGCTGAGGCGGTGACGTAAGCCATAATAGCCTGTACGTCGGTAAAGATAATGTTCTCCTGATACGGCACTTGATGAGGATAAAGCAACGTTTTATCTATCTGCTTGCCCAGAAAATATCGCTCATTCTGATTGCGTACGTTTTCCAGATTGTAGCCGTCCGTATTATTCCAGTAATCTTTACTATCGTCAATCCAGCGTCTAAAGTTAGAGATGAGCTGTCTATCGTCTACATCCAGCTTTAAGACAGCCTGTTCATCTACGACGTCTGTCTGGTCAGTGATAACGTCTACTGAGGGGTCATGAAAAAGTGGTTGCTGATTATCGTTCATATTATGGCTATCATAGCATGTTATAGCCATTCCACCACTGTCTAAATAGTGCGCCAATCACGTTTTGGCTGATTAGCCTCTTTGACCAAACGTTCAATATCTAGTCCCACGTCTTTGTACACATTGTGTAGCCCGACTACAAACGACGGCGTCACCTTCTTAATTATCTGGCTACGATTGACTAATGAGCCTCTTACTCGGTCAGCTGTTAGCAGTGTGTAGAATAGGGCGTCTAGGGCGTGGTCAACATTATCTTTATCCAGCTCTTCACCGCCTGTCTCTTTAGCGTAAACTATTGTCGGTAGCGTTTTTATCAGATAGTTACAGGTGCGGTGAAAAAGTAGTGACGGCTCATTGTCTAGGGCATTAGCAAACATATTGTGCAATGTATCGATAGCACTAATTTTCTTGTCTCTCATCATCTTGTCGGCTCGCACATAGATAGGTCTAATGTCAGGCGGTAACAAATCGGTCTGCTCTTTGAACGCTTCAGCAATAGTCTTATCAGCCCCGCCGGAGTGAGCATAGGCGTCGTGGGGCATGGCAAAGACATCGACAGGGTCTTTCTCTTGGATGCGGGCAAACTCCTTAGCCCACCATTCTGAGCCGTGATGATTGCCGTGTTTCTCTCTAAAGATAAACGCTCGTTCTTTGCCGTCGCCTATTTTGTCAAACATCGCCCACAACAGTACACACTCATCGTTATAGCCCCAGTCCATACCGCATATCTTCCAAGATGATTTATACTGTTTTTGAGTTATACCAAACTCGGCAAACTTATCAAACACGTGCCTTTCAGTGCTAAAGTCGTCAAAAACAGCACCAAACTGAACATCCCATGACCCGTTGCGCCAAGCTTCATATAGCTCGGGATTAGTCTGTTTTAGTCCCTCTAACTGCCTAACGTATTCGGGGTCAGCTTTCATCAATATAGGGTTACTATCGATTGTGGCTGGTATGTAGGCTCGCCATAGCCCAGTCTGCTTGTCAATGACCACCTGCCAGTGGGTTTCATGCTCTTTACCCTCATAGTCATACCACTTGTAGGTATTGTGAACTACATCGCACAGGTCAGTGTCGGGCGTGACAAAACGTTCTTTGACCCACGCCATACCCACACCACCTGGGTTAGTAGTGCTAAACACTTGAGGATATAAATCATGATATTTGCTTCTAGCTGAACTGATAAGCCTAAGATACATGTCCTCGTAAGGTATCTGGGTTAACTCTTCAATATTGATGCGGCAATACTCGTGACCCTGGTATTTAGTATAGCTATCTTCGTCATTCAGGTGACCACCGAGAAGCCTGCCTCTATTGTTACCTGTAAATAACAGAGGCTTATGTGTTGTCTTAATCCCCAAAAATTGATATGCCTCTTTAGCTCGCCACTCAAAGTCAGTTAGGTCGTCAGCATTACGTCTAATGACTAACTGTTTAGCTCTCTTATTAGCCAACCTAACGCCAAGCAGTGCTATCGACAGATCAGTTTTACCACCGCCTCTCGCCCCACCGTACAAAATCTCACGAAAACGTCTATCACTAGCTACAGCTGAGGCTAGTGTCTGAGGTCCCGGCATCGGCACCCAATAGCCAGATGAACGTAGCTTGTTAGCCCTGTCGTTCCCCAGCGTCTTCAGATTACTTGACGTCACCTTGCTCAATCTGTCGCCCCTTTTCATCGATAAAGTCTTGACCCGATACAGGCAGTATGAACCCTCTGACGCTAGTCATCTTAGCGTCGATATCAACGTCAATCTTGCCATTTAGGCTGTTTTCAGACTTCTTGCCATAAATAAAATCATAAAGTTTTAACAACCTGTCGCTAGAGACTTTTATCTTCTCACCCGGCGCATTTTTAACAAAAATCTCTTTCAGAACGGCGATATCCAAAACGTCGCCAACTCTAGCCGTGCCGTCGAACTCATCGTTGTCTAGTCGTCTAAACAAATCTTTCAGCTGTTCATAGCTAACGTCGTTTAACAATATCTCTAGTCGTCCACGTGGCGTGCGCTCTTTTTTCCAAGTGCCGTTCGCTCGTTTTCCGACACCGATTGCAAAACCACTCTTGCCATCTGCTCTTTTACTCATAGCCTAATTATACCTCATGACGTCAACCTGATGATGTTATTACAATGATGAGTGACAAAACAAAAAACCCACACCTCAGGCACAAGACCTTTTGACGTGGGCTTCCAACCGTGACTACCGCTAGCTGATGCATTCACGATTGTATGTAGCTAGTCTACCATACTTGCATATCGTGTCAATGGGTGACAATCATCAATATCATTATTATTACCCAGCCGATAACCAATATAACGTTAGCTATACTATCCCAGTCTTTCTTCATGACCTTAACCCCAATAAATCAGCCAAATCGTATTTCCAACCCTTTATACGCCCTAGCCGTCGACGTTGTCTAGCCAATCTGGCTCGTCTGGCACTTCCAGGCACATCTCTGAACCAACGCATGGTACTATTCTTGCCGCCTTTTGAACCAATCCGCTTGTAGTAGTCTGCGCCATACTTGGCCATATTCTTATCTCTAGTCTTATATCCTCCTTCAATTTTGGATAACTTACTTTTATGTGTGGTGTATTTTCTACTCACATCAAAAGCCCTCCTTGTCTACCCGCTCCTTGTTAGTCATTCTCTTACCCAGATAATTATCGATTATCTCTTTGGCTTCGTCAAAGCCTACGGCAAAAGTAGCTTCATAACCCTCGCTTCTTAGCTTCTCTAACATCTCCGCCTGTTCAGCTAGATGAGAGGTAAGCCAAGTGCCGTCTTTCTTCTTTAATTTAGTGCCCTCCCTCTTTAATTCAATAAATAGCCCACCCTTACCGTGCATCATTTTAGCAATGAACATGTCGGGGTAGGCTCGACGTCCACCGTTCTGTTTACGTTGCACATTAGCCTGATACCTAGTCAACTTCACCCCTGAGCCATAGTCAGAGTGAAAAATGACGTCAGGGTATTGTAACCTGAGGTAATAAGCTATTTGCACTTGTAAATCAGCTTCGGTCATTACGTAAAGTTATCCGTTATTTATCCGTTTCATCTTGGCTAGGCGGTGATTAGCCAGATAGTTCTTGTAGCACTCTCTATTGCAAAACGTCTTGCCGTTCGCAAATACAACGCTACCACCGACGAATTCACGCTCAGCAGCTAGTGCCTCTTTTACCGATGAACGCTCCCAATAGTTCATCACATCGCCACAATGGTCGCACACCAAGCAGTACCATTTCTGTACCATCAGGCTACCTCCTTCTTCCTCTCCTCATTTATCTTGACACATTTATTCATTACTTCTAAATACTCGCTTGGTTTATCTATAATCCTGCCGTACACGCCAGTCCTCAGCATTATCCTAACTAGTACGTCACCTAGCTTATTTATCGTCTTGGTGTGACCGACGGCAAATGACTTATATACCTCATCAGATATGTCTAAATACGCTCCACCGGCATTGTCTAAATCTATAGGGTCTAATTCCGCATCGATGATAACGTGAGCCATTCTAGCGTATATCTTGAGCATCCTGGCGTTATCTAGCCAAATGAGCACCTCACCCATTAGGTTCTTAGCTTGTTCGTTTAGGTTCGGCATTCTTCTCTAACTCCTTGTGATATCGGTTTAGGTCATCAACGTCATGGCGCACTCTGTCGATTGACTGTTTCAATATGTCGATAGTTCGATATAGCCTTGCCACATCGATACAATCTCCTGACTCTTTGACTATGTCTTCTATGGTGTCTGCGCATGTATGTAGAAAGTCCACCTCCTCGTTTAGGCTGAGACGTATTTTGTGCGCAAGCTCGTCACACATCTTAAAAATCTCCTTCCGCTACTTGTAAGCATTTTAATCCTAATTGACGCCACATGTCGACCACCTTATTTCGGTCATCCAAGACAAATCTGACGTTATAGCTTCCTCTGATATTCTCGTTAAATATCTCCTCTTTGACCACCTCATCGGGTCGATTGTCTCCCTCCTTTCGCATAATCAACTTGGTGTAACAGATACCATTCTTGGCTAACCAATCTTGAGTTTCTTTTCGACAGCTCCCGTCTCTGCCTGATACCAAAATTACACTGACGCTTCTGAATAAGATGCTGGCGAGCCAAGCAACAGGTATATCAACCATGTCATTACCTACCTTGCTCCAATCGTACGGTGACCTGTCGTGCATGTGCGCCAAAGTTCCGTCGATATCGCAAACGATAGCGGGCTGTAGCATAGGGTCGGGCGTATATTTAGCAGGTGCGGGCTTGAGGTACTGATTATACATTTTCCGTATCACTGTTTCACCGACGCCGTTAGGGCGGACATTGTCACGCTTAATACATTCCTCCAGAGGTGTATCAAACTCTTTTATCTCAAAGTCGGCGTTATGGCTTTCAGCTAGCCTCTTAAAGTATCGCTCGTGAGTTGGGTTCAGATTGGTGTCATCGACAATTACATTCCTACCATCTTCCAATGCTTCTGTAACTAGTTGTCTCTCTAGGCTTACTACTCTTTTTTCTCGCCCAGACGACCACTTACCGCCATGCAACATGTTACGCAAATCGTCCTTATTCACCCGCACCAAATTGCCGTCTTTTCTGACAAGCTCCTTAGCAAAGGTGGTTTTACCTGAGGCTGGTAGCCCCCTCAGTAGTAAAAGTTTCATTTCACTCCTCCTTTCGGTTTAATCGCTTTCCACATCATCTGAGAGACGTCTTTGCCTGAACGATAAGCTAAAACGTAACTCTTATGGTTTCTAATAAATGGGTTCGGGCAGGTCGCCACCTCCTTGTTAGTCATATCTTTGCAGTAGAGAATAGCCATGCTCACATCAGCCGACAGGTCGTTATACTCCCCCTTCAGGCTATTTTCCGTCTTGTTCAGCCAGTTGATGAACTCTTCAGGCATGTTGAGGCGGTCAGTTTCACGTCCACTAGACAGGTCTTCCCAAACCCGCTTGGTGGTGTAGTTGGTGACGACACGATGCAGCCTAATGTATTCATCTGTTTTGTACTTCAGCCGATAAAGACCATAATTGACCACCACGCCTTCATGCAAGCCGTTTCTATTTATGGCGTTAATATCGTCAAGCACGCTGCTTGAATATTTAGTCGGTCGCCTGAACAGGCTATCTACAGGTTCAATCTCAAGCCCAGTTTCGTTATCTATAAGACACAGCAACACTAATTCGGTGTCGGTGTAGTTGATAACAATCTTATTCTGAGGTGAGATTAGCTCAAAGTGATATGTTAGTCCTGGCGCAAAACTGAACGACTTGTATCTATCGTCCAGCAACTGCTTCGCCATCCTAGCTTGGTCGCTTTGAAAACTACCTTTAGAGGTAATTACCAAGCCGTATTCAGGGTCATTGGTTACTTTAATCAGTGAGCCGTCCAGCTTTTCAGTGACGTCGTTGCGACCTGGGCTGACACGGTATAGTTCTCTCACTCTAATACCGTCAGGCTCATCGTGATTGAAAAACTTAGGCAAGCAGCGTTGGATTAGCCTGCCTTTATCATCATAAACGATACCCCTAGCATTTAGAGTGACATAGTTCCATAATCGCTCTTTCTGAGTAAACATCGTATAGACGTAAATATTCAGCCCACGCTCTTTGTCTGTGCGTCTGTCGACCAAGTCTATCTTCTTATAACGGTCAAGCACTTCTTTAGTTGGTATCTCATTCATAATCGTTTAGTCGCCCTCCTTGCTGTCCAGTTGCTCGTCCAAGAGTTCCGATATCTGCTTAAAACGCTTAGATATCAAATTCACGGTTTCGGATAGGTCGTCAAAGTATTTTGTTAGCTTAGCAAGCGCATCGTCTATATCATCCTTGACCCCGCTAGCGATGGCTCGTCTTAGACGTGCAATCGCTATACGGCAGTAATCTTCGTCTTCATGATAGACAGGTATTATACCTCTATAGATGGTCTTATATTTATCCTTAATCATCGCTCTCCTCTTCACCAGACTCAATCAACTGCTTCAGCTCGTTAAAATATTCATACATCTCAAGCGCTCGCTCTTGACAGTATCTAAGTATCGACCGCCGGTGTTCTTTATCGCTTATATCTTTTACGGACAAGCTAGTGACAGCATCCAATAAAAGACACCTATTTACGTCAAATCGGTTAGCCAGATAAATAATACGGTCGGGGTTTACCTCTATAGTCTTCTTGTTCATCGCTCTCCTTCCAATGCTATAATCAAAGTGTTGCTCTACCATGTGTGGATGCAACTCATGGCGTGTCTTCCTTTCATAGGCACGCCTTGTTTTTTACTTCTTGACGTTTCTCAGACTCTCCTCTCTTTCTCTAAAAAATGCGCAACCGACTCTGAACCGATGCGGGGGCGAGCCAGCAAGTATCCTATCGCTTCGCCGTATGAACCGAAGCGTCGGTCAAACTTAGCGTAAAAGTCACGACGAATTACTCCGACGCCATACTTCCCATCTGCGTATTTACAAAATACAGTCCCGACCTGAGGATAATCTCCCGGGGAGAGGTAGTAGACAATATCACTCGGCTCATACCCCCTCAAGGTAGAGAAGACCAAGTGTTCACGCTCGTGAGGCGTCAGGCTAATACTCATGTCGGTGCGATGCAGCATGTCGTCCAGGCTAATTGACTCGCTCATCGTGCTGTACTCCTCAAGCTCTCTTTTAGCTTCTCAATAGTCGTCGGTTCACCTGCGTTATAGCACTGGTGATTGACCGACCACTTACCACCGAGGCTCTCGCACTTGGCTTGGTCTTCATCGGGTAGGGTGGCGCTATGAATAACAGTCCTTCCAACACACGCTACAAGCGCAACAATGCACGCAACCATGATCAGATAGATAGCTAGTGCCCACACAAAATCACTCAAGCTATAAAGCTTTCCATCGTATTTAATCATTACTCCTTCTCTCCCTTCTTCTTACTTAAATCTTTACACTGAGCACAACAACCGTCTATCTTCTTTTGCCTCTCTCTTAACGCAT